CTACAGTCCCAGCACCTAGAGCGCCGACCGAAGCATCGGATAAGTCAGCAAGCTCTTCGACCGTGTTCACATCTTGCTGGATCAGAACTCTTTCCTTACGCGCCCCCACACCCTTCAATTCGGTCAAGAGCGTACCCCTCGGCCTCACCTTGCCCCGGTGTCCATTCGCATAGGCCGCCCATTCCACGGGGAAGTTCTCTTTCAGATAGCCCTCCTTTTCGGAGACCTTATAGAGAACCGTATTGAAATCCCCCACTCTGCGGATTTCAACCAGATCAGGTGAGCCGTTCTCTCCGGCAAATATCTCTATCCGTATATTGCTCATAGGCAGTTGTGCGGGGACATTTCTGCCCCCGCACTTCCTCCGTTAGATCGCAGCCGACATCGGCCATGTCCCCATGCCAGGAGCAGAACCAGCGGTTCCACCACGGGCAGTTGTCAGGAACAAACCATTCACTGCCGTCTGAGATGTTGACGTATCGTCCAAAGACCCCGCAGTTGCGGACGAATAGAGGGTCACGTCAGCAGCAGCGGACGCCAGCACGTTCATGGTGACGACCCCCGTTAGCTGGACCCAACCATATTCTCCAGAACTAATGGCCGCGGGGGCAACCCCGATAATATGGCCATCGTCAATAGCTGCCTTTGTGGCGGGGATACCCGAATAGGCTTCATCCGTACTCACCACATCGTACTGCGCGATGGCAGAACCAGCGGTAACGTACAGCCAAGTCGAGTTGTCATTCCCAACCATGCGAGTCCCGATGGCTTGGGATGGGGTTGATTCCGTCCCGCCATCGAAGTCAATGCCAACGGCTGATTGTGTCGTATAAGCCATTCGCTCCTCCTAGGCTTGTATGACGCCCTGCCGTGCGCGATTGCTTACGGCCAAATTACCGGCCCACGCAACTGGCATGACAAGAGCATCCTGATTGACACTCGCCTTCTCGCCAAGAGGCACAAACTCACGACCCTCTGCATAACGCAAGAACAGGTAGTCAGTATTGAGGAAGTACATCTTAGTGGTCGGGCATTGATCGTCGTAATACACGGGAGCATCCATGAACATGAGGTTCATAAATCCTGCCGATGCCGACTCATCACTGGTAAACCGCTGGTTCGTCTGAAGAGACGCCCAGTAGAACCCGAAATAAGTCGTGTCCCCAACGATCACGTCTGGCCGGTCCGCGCCACGGATACAAGCGAGCCACAAGGTATTCATGGCCGTTTGAATTGTGGTTGCGGAAGCGGTGACGGTTTCCGTCGAGAAGTCGTAGACCTGATTTGCCCAGAACGTGTAGGTGCCGCTGTTGATGCCGCCAACCGTGTTACCCACGGTGCCGGGAACCAATAGCTGCAACCCGCCAAGTTCTTTGGAATCAGTTCCGGTGCCGTCTGCATAGAGTGCAGCCGCCATCGTGTTTTTAAGCGATTTCTCAAGGTTCCGAATACGGCTTTTAAGCAGATTGAAAATCTGCTCTGGGCCGCTGTTCTCGACCTGCTCAAGACCGGAGATAACCACGTTCCCCGCCAACTGCTTGTAATTAAACTCGGCAGCGGTGAAGACATTGCTGGTCGAAGTATCAAGCACCTCGTAACCCGAATACCACTTGGTTGTCGAGTTCGTAGCATACTCAAGCTCTTGAACGATGGTGCGACCCGTCGCGGGGGACTTGTTCCCGTTCTGGTCAATGTGACGCAACAACGCATTGTTGTTGGTCACGTTGTCGGCCATCGTCTTAGAGTAACCAGCAAGCGTTGTAGTCACAATCTCCGTATATGTACTATTTGGAGAAGTAGCCATTGTTGCTTGCTCCCATCATAGGAGCAACAGACCTATCCAGACACGGCTGACCCAATCTGCTTGCGTAAAATATCATCGAGATCGGATGGTTTTACGGAGCCGCCCGGCAACGCTGCACCACCGCGTGTCGGCTGTGCCTTCTTGGCTTTCTCGACAGCCGCCTTGCGTCGGGCTTCTTCCTGTTTGGAAACAGACTTCCGTTCGTTGGCAATGGTCTCTTTGTAGAGATCATCATCCAAACGAAGCGCCATGTTATATGCGGCTTCCAAATCCGTGGTCTCTCCGGCATTTACCAATCGCCCCATTCGCTCACGCAGCTTCTCAAAGTGTGGGTGCTTGAGTCCCCCTTTCGCATCCTTAACGGTTGCAAAGGACTCAACCTGATCCACAAGTTGCTGCTGTTGAGCGTTGAGCTGCGACTGTTGCATAGATTGAACGTGTGCTTGCGTCTGGTTCAGTTGCTGTTGCAGTTGCTGAATTTGCGGATCGGTCGAGGGTTCCTCACTCCAATCCACACCCGAATCGCCAGACGGCAATTTGACCCCGTAGTGCTGGGCAAGATGTTGGAGTGCGGCTTGCGGGTTCTGCCGTAGCGCGTTGTCATAGCTCATCAGCCGCGAGACATATTCCGCCTCGCTAATGCCGTTGGCTTGCATCTGCGCTTTATACGGTGCCAGAACGCCTTGCAATCCTTCCACTCCTCGTCGCTGCTCTGCGAGTTCAGTCGTCTTGCGAGTGAACGCCGAATCACGTTCTTGCTCCCGTTTCAGCATAAAGTTCTGCTGCTCTTCGGGTAGATGCTCAAACGCCTCACGGTGTTCAGCGGGCCATGTCCTTGGCGCAGCAAGTGCATCCGGCTCTGGCTCCACAGCGGAATCCGATAGACCCGCATCGGGAGTGGCCTCTGCATCTGCGTCCTCATGGCCCTCGGCGGGTTCGTCTGATGGGTCCGGTTGGACTTCAACTTCTTCCGCGCCTGATTCTCCAGCGAGAGGTCGTGGTTCACTAGGAGTGGGTTCCGGCTCGCTGTCCGTGAACTCTCCCTTGATTACGCTTTCCAACACACCGTCGAGAGTGGTGGGTTCTGACGCTGGCCCCGGTTCCGGGGTGCTTGTCTCAGTTTCGTCCATGTTGTATCTGGTCCCAGTTAGCTGGACGTTCACTTCCCGCCCAGTCGTTACCAATCTGGCGGACATTATGCCGCCTTTCATGTTCGCGCAATGAAGAACGGCTTCCTACGGCTTTCCCGTCAATGGGTGAGATGAACGGTTCGATATCCTTCATCACCATGAACGACCGTTTGCGTTGCACCAAACCAGCGCGGGATTCCTTCGCCCTCCGCGTCCATTTGATTTCTTCATAATTATGGCTGTATTGATCGGAGGTCATCGCCCCTCCATCATTTTTAACTCGGCTTCAAGCATCGCCAAGTCTTCCTTGGAGCGGACACGATCTTGTGAGGCGCGGGTTTCCTCTTGGATTTCCGCTGCCTTGCTTCGCTCACGGGAGCTTATATCAGCCAACTTGCCTTCTTGCTTCAGCTTCTCGCGCTCCAATTCGGCGGCGATCTTCTGTTGCTGTATACGCTCTTCCGGTGGGGGCTGTTGCGGCTGCTGCTGCTGCGCCTGTAGCTGCTGCATGACCTGGGCTTCGGTCTGACCGATAACGTCCTCGAAGTTACGTCCAATCTTCCAGGCACCAGAGACAAACTTGAGAATTTCAAAAGCAATCGGCGTGATCTCCGGCGCAGCCCGTGTCGCCTCGACGGCCTGGACTAAGAAATTGCCCATCACATTGGCAAATTCCACCCGCGTCCGCTTCATCTCCTCTTCATCAGCGAACACGGTGCTGTCGGTCTCAACATCAATCTGGTAATTGCGGAGCTTGTCGCTTCGCATAATCTCCAGCATCTCATCGGTTACTTCCATGCCGGTGATGCGCTGGAGAATGTCCGGTTCGTAATTCTCGGCAATCAGTTCCGCCTTGATGCGGAAAAGCTCGCGAATATATTTCTGAACCGCATCTTGCCGCAAACGTAAACGCATCGAACCGTACTGGGCCTTGAGTTGTTGGGCCGTAGCCGTTTCACTCGCCTTAGTGCCGCCGCCACGCAAGATGTCCGAGAGGCCGGTGACTTCGTAAATAATTTGAAGCACCTGACCACGCTGCGTGTAGAGACCCTGCAAGACGCTGGAAATCTGAGAAATGTCTTCAGTCTGGAAGACAACGCTCAAGCCGCCTTTTTGGGCCAGCGAAGAAAAATTATCCGAAGGAACAAAATCATTGTCCCCAGCGGTCGCCAAGTGCGCCAACTCCGGCACGGACGAATCGTAGACGCCGCGCCGTTTCAAACCCTCGATCAAATAGGTAATGCGACTCGTTACCCTGTCCAACTCGTCCGCCTGATCTTGGTACAGCGTAAATTCCGGCACCGGGACTGAAGTGTTGTTGGTCCGAACCGCAATCAGCGGCGTCGGTGTCGGGAAGAAGTCGATCAGTTGATAGGGATCATCATCCTCGGCCAACAAATCCTTGTAGCCCGTCGCTACGAACAGCCGCTTGCGCTGCACCTTATCCCAGATTTCCCAGACCTCGGCGCGGTTGTAGATTTCATCGAAATCTTCGTTGGAACTATTGTCGGGCATCCATGTCAGCGGCACTTCGTAAGCATGGTCAAACCCACGCCCAATCAATTCATCCCGCGTAAACAGATGCCGCCGCGCCCGCCATGTCACATCCTCGGGACGGCGGCTCGGACTCTCACGGTAGTCCTGCCAATGTACGTATTCTAAACGGCAACGCTGGTCGCCAAGACGTTCAATCTCTTCTTCTTCAACGACATTAACATCGTCGTCCTTGACCTCGATCTTTATCTTTTCCTTGACGATAATGGGTTCGTACACCACCCAAACCACACCACGCCCCGGTAACAAGTAGTCCTCCAGCGCCGCCATCAGAGGGCGCGCTGAATCGTAAATATCCAAATCGTATGAAAGCGTGCGCTCAAGAAGAATGGCAACCTGCCGGGC